TTAAGGCTTTTTTAAGGCGTTCGCTCCAAAAACATTTACTTTTATCTCAGTCCCATCCCAAGTTATAGATTCTATTATACTACGAATCAACTCTCTCTTTTCTTCCGTAGTAGCTTTTCCGATATTCTGTTTCAAGTTAGTAAGAGAATGCTGCATTAAATCAAAATTCATTTCACGCATACTAATTTCTTTTTTTTGGTTTTCTAGCGTTTCAATTTTAAATTTCATATTTTCGATGTCTATCCCAAGAGATTCAATTTTAGATAAAATATATTTATTAGCTACAACATTATTTGATGATGTTAAGTTTTCCATTAAATTGCTAATAGCTAATTCACTATTTTCTATCTCGCTTTGGATTTTATTCACTTCAGCATCCCTATTTATTATCTCAAAATGCAAAAGCTCTTTATCATTCATAATTTCCTCATTTAGCTTAGAATTGCCAGACGCAAAAGACATTAGTTGTTCCATTATAGCAGTATCTAAATCATATCCCGTTATATTCTTAATAGAGCAGCGCTTAGATAAGCTTTTCTCTTTCAACTCACAAATATAGTAGAAGTGGTACCTAGAGCCATCAGCGCTTATCCTAGAGCGCTTAGGGCGCATATAGCTGCCGCAATGTTCACAACGCAATAATCCACTTAAGAGAGTTTCTTGGCTACGTACGCGGCGTATAGCCTTATCCTTATTTTTATCAATAATCTCTTGAGCTTTTAACCAGGCAACACTTTTAACAATTGGAGCATGTTCTCCAAGAGCAATAATCCATTCGCCAGCATCTCTTTTTTCAGATGATTTATTTGTTTGGTTTGTTCGGTTGTAAACCATAATTGCTTTTGACCCATCAAATTTCTCCTTTTCAACACACAATGAACACCCCTTATTTATCAAATAATCATAGACAGATGTGGTTGCTTGCACATAAACAGGGTTAATCAGTATTAATTTCAAAGCAGAAACTCTATAATTCTTATTGTTTTTAGTCTTTATATTATTTTGTATAAGGTATGTTTCTAGCTTAGTAAGGCTTTTAAACTCTAAGAATTTATTGAATATCAGATTGATTAACTCTGCTTCGGCATCTACTACTTTCAATTTAAATAGTTTTCTAGCCTTGCCTGTTGTATGGGAAACGACTTCTTCTGATTCATATCCAGTAGGCGTTATCCCACCCAACCATCTACCAGTCTTAGCTAATTCCAACATATTATCTCTTATACGCTCAGCAATTGTTTCACGCTCTAGTTGCGCGAACACACTTGAAATATAAGTCATAGCACGCCCCATCGGAGAAGAAGTATCAAATTGTTCTTTTATGCTTACAAAAGAAACACTATATTTATTTAGCATCTCCATCGTTCCAGAGAAATCTGAAACATTTCTGCTAATCCTATCTAATCTATAGCAGATAAGGGTATCAACTTTTTTAGCTTTAATATCAGTTATTAATTTTTTGAATTGGGGCCGATCTAGATTGCCACCGCTAAACCCTTCATCTTCATAAATGTAAATATCTTCTTCGCTACATTCAAAATGTGAAAAAGCATATTGTTTACAAAGGCTTATTTGATTTTCTATTGATTCCCCCTTACCAGTGAATTTTGATTTTCTTGAATAGATTGCTATTTTCATAAAGACTCCTTCCAAAAAAGCCCCATAACTGGGGCTAACGGGTATTATTAATTTTCAAGCATTTTATTTAAAAGCAAATCAGCGAATTGGTTCGCTTGGGTTTCATATAGGCTTGTCTTCAAGTAGGTGTGTTTACCCATGAATAGTGTATTGATTTTTCGATGCATTATATAATGCCCAAGTTCATGCGCGCATGTTTTTAATTGCTCAATTTCAGATAGAGCATTATTAATACAGATAATGTGGCTACGTTTATATTTTTTTATTAACCCTCTAGTTTCAGTCCCTAACGGATACATTACTATTTTTATATCAAGAAATTCACACAATCTAAATGGATTACAAGTTCCATATTTATCAGATAATGCGTTTACAACAGTATGAATATCCAGAATAATACCTCCCCCGCTACCCTTACTTTCTGTATTTTTTAGGTGTATATTTAGTTTTGTTTTTTTGTCTTACCATCTCCATTCCTATTTGAAGAGCAGACAAAATATTATTAATTGATTCGTCCGACATCGGCTCCCCGTCGAAGAGTAGTTCCTCAGATTCCATCAATTCTTTTTTAAATATTTCTAGATCTAATGCAATATCTTTTTTTTCTTTTACAGAAAAACTAGTAGGACTTTCACTGATATAATCAACCCCATCATTTACGTCCTCTATAAGATAAGAAACAGGTACATCTAAAGCTTTTGCTAGTTTTGAAACAGTATTTAAGTCAGGAGTTCTGTATCCTGTTAGATACCCACTCAAAGTTGATGGGGAAATATTTAAGTTGTCAGCTAAATCCTTTTGAGACATAGACAATTCTTTTAGACGTTTTCTGATTTTGTTACCGACCATTTTATAATCCTCCTAGTATATATAACTATCTTAATACGCAGTACGCGAACAATCAAGGGTATACGCAAAAAGCAAATAAAAGATTGACAATACGCGAAAAGCGTATTAAGATGAGAATATAAAAATACGCAAAACGCAAAGTTGGTGAAATGATGAAAAGTATTCAGGAGTTACAAAAGGAGAGGAATGTAAATAGTCTGACATTAGCAAACTTACTAGGTATATCCCCATCCTCCTATAGCGATAAGAGGAATGGAAGAAGGAAATTCCAACCTATGGAGATAGTTATCTTGTGCCAATATTTCGATGTTAAGGTAGAAGAGGTAAAAGATTTCTTTACAAAAGATACGCGAAAAGCAAACATGTAATGAGACAAATTTAAGCTACATAGCTTCTATTAAGTAAAGATACGCGTTTTATAACTAGAGTAATAAATTATTTATTCATAGTTTTTACAATCTGATCAAGTGCTTTAAGATCCGCAGCATTAAGTTTAGTTATGTTTTCAGTAAGTTCTTTAAGTAATTCTGAAGTATCAGAAGTGGTTTCATTTTTAAAAAAATCACTTAAAGAAATGTTAAGTATAGAACAAATTACTGATAGCGTAGGAACATCAGCAATTCTATTATTATTTTCTAGCTTACTTATAACTGCTTGAGAGAGATTACATTTTTTTGCTAATTCAGTTGTAGTCAAACCTTTAGAAATACGAAGTTCTTTTAGTTTTTTTGCAGTAAGTGATTCGAATTGTTTGGAGGATAAGTTGGTAGTATTCCCATTTAAAGTTTTACTTAGCAAAACAGTATCCGAATTGCTCTCATCTTTAAAAAAATCGCTTAAAGAAATATCAAGAACATCGCAAAGAAGACTGAGAGAATCTACAGTAGGCTTCTTTTCTCCAAGCTCTAGTTGTCTAACAAATCCTTGGGAAAGACCAGATAAATTAGCTAGTTTATTTACAGAATAGCCTTTTTGTTCTCTTAAAATAGTTATTCTTTCTGGAATATTCATAAGTACCCCCTACTTGTTCATAGCATTAGCTACTTGAATTAGTAGATGTATTTTTTCAGAAGACAACTCTTGAATAGAGCTAATTAATTCTTTACTAATGTAGTCATCTATAGAGGATGTATCACCACAGAAAAACTCGCCTAAAGTCATATTAAAACCATCAACAATAATTTTTTCAACTATATCAAAAGCAGGGTTTGTCTCACCTTTTTCAATATAGCTAATGGTAGACTGAGCTACCCCTATTTTTTTAGCAAGAGCATTTTGACTCAATTTTAATTTCTTGCGTTGTTCTGCTAAAGAAAGACCTATATGCATTAAAAAACACCACCTAATCTAAGAATATCAATATATTGATTATACAACATATTTTTTTGTAATAATTATCAAAATAATGATTGACAATTAATCTATATATTGATAATATAATAATCAAAGGAGGGATAACGTGTTAAGTGAAACATTAAGAAAAATTAGGCAACAGAAAAACCTAACCCAACAAAATCTAGCTGAACTGGCAGAGGTTCCACAATCAACAATTTGTTATATAGAGAATGGGAAATCGCCAAGAACTGATACATTACAAAAAATAGCAAGAGCTTTAGAAGTAACAATAACAGAGCTTTTAAATGAATAATTAAATTAAAGGGGGATTTAAGTTGTCTAATAAAAAATTAAATATTTCATGGAACATCCCCACTGAAGAAAAAATAGATGACCTTTTATGTAAAATAGCTACTTGGCAATGGAAGCAGATAAAAAAAGAAATAGTAAATTTGAATTGCTTAGAAGAAGAAAAGCAAATTATCTACGACACATTGCGAAATGGCTCAAAAGCTAATAGGTTAGCTAATTAATAACTTATTAACTATATTATAAGTTCAAACAGGGGGGTAAACAATGAATGAGAAATGCGTAAATTGCTACAAAACATGCAGGGAGAATGCAGGGTTAACACAAGAGGAGGCGGCACAAAGATTATTTGTAAGTATACGACAGTTACAAAACTATGAAGCCTCTACTCGTGTGCCTGATGAAATGGTAGAACAAATGGTTAAGGTCTATAATACGCCTTTACTAGCTTGGTGGCACATTAAAAATGTAAGTCCACTAGGAAAGTACCTACCCGAAGTGGTTTTACCTAGTACAGCCGGAGATATGGCGTTTCAAACCATACTGGCACAAGATGAAATAAACCTTACAGTAGATTGCATAAAGAAGATTATGCTAGATGGGAAAATTGATTATGAGGAGATTCCAGATTTAAAGAATTGTATTAGGGTAATGAACATAACAAGTGGAAAACTTTTGAGCGCAGCAGCTTTCGGAGAAGACTTTATAAAGAGGCATGATTTCAAAGAAAATGAACAAAACAAAAGGCCCTTCCAAGGCGGCAACCTTGAAAGAGCGATTTAAAAAAGGGATTAAATTTCTAAATTCATTTGATTTAAGTATAGCATATGGAGGTGCAAAATGGAAGGGTTAGCTAAGATGGATATAAAAAAATTATGTTGGTTAGGTGTGTCCGCCATAAAAGAAAAGATGGAAGAGTCAGAGAAACATGTAAAAGAAACTAAGGGCCTATTGGCATGTTTTATAGAAAACTACGGAGAAGACGATCCTATTGTAAAAGATACAAAGGATAACCTAGCTATTTGGGAAGGCTTATGGAAGCAGGACAGAGAAGATTATACGGTGGCTCTAAAAATATACAACGAGGTCGAGCAAGGCACGAAATAGCAAAACAAAAATCCCCAAGGCGGCAACCTTAAGGGCTTTATCAAAAATACTTATTGGATAGACTAATTATTACATATTTGTAGTATTTAGTCAATAGGAGTTGAAAAATGAATATTTATTGGATAAAAAGAGTGCTTAAAAATGCAGTCTTTGGGTTAACTTTTACTTTTATGCTTCACATCCCATTTTTAGCATGGGCATTGTGGGGGTGATTTGAGGGAGGGATAATTTTGGCTACAAAAGTAGAATGGATTAAGCTTTCTACAGAAATGTTCAGTAACGCAAAAATAAACTACATTAGGAGCTTACCAAGTGGAAATGATCTCGTTTTGCTCTGGGTCATGCTCCTAACAAAAGCAGGTAAATGCAACGCAAATGGGTTCATTTTGCTCATAGAGGACATTCCTTATACATCAGAAATGTTAGCAAATGAGTTCAATTTTGACACTAAGTTGGTGCAAATGGGACTTGGTATTTTCCAAAAACTAAAGATGATTTCTTTAGATAATGACACAATTTATGTTGAGGGATGGAGTAAGCATCAAAACGTGCAATCACTTGAAAAGATTAAAGAAAGTCAACGTTTGAGAACACAGAGGTATAGAGAAAAACAAAAGCAATTACCTAACAAAAATCTTGAAAAAGATACAGAGCAAAAAGAGGAGCAAAACAGTAACGTTACATGTGACGTTACACCAAGTGTTACAAGTAACGTTACCCTCTATATAGAAAGAGAGAATAAAGAGAATAAGAATAATAAACATATAGAGCAAATAAATTTGCTCTGGAGCTTATACCCTCACAAAAAGGGGAAGGTAAAAGCGATTAAAAAATTGCCAGCCTTAATAGAAAAATATGGGTATGAGCAAATCAAAAGATGCATAGAGCGTTACGCAAAAGAAAAAGAGGGTAAGGCTTTAGAGTTTATCGCACATGGGAGTACGTTTTTTAACACAAGCTTTGTGGACTATCTAGACGAGAATTACACTCCTACATATGCAGAACAAGCTAAAGCAAGGCAAGGGCCAAAGCAAGACCCTGTTACAGGAGAAATACTAGACTAAGGGGGAACGATATGGATTTAGCGAAAGTAAGGGACAGTATCATTGCAGCATTATCAGCTGAACAAATTGAAAGTAAGATTGCAAGTGACTTAAATTTGATTAATAAGAATAACCGGTATTTGTGTCACATGCATTCAGAAAAGCATCCAAGTATGAGTTTTAATAAAACGGATAAATACTTCAAATGTTTTAGTTGTAAAGGCACATACAACATCATTGACCATTACATGGCTTATCATAATTTAAGTTTTTTTGAAAGTTTAAAACAGATCATCACAGACTTTGGGCTACATGGAATTGAGTTAGAGATTGAAAAGCCTGTACGCAAAGTTAGAGCAAAACCAATAAAGCACGAATCACTTGAGCAAAAAGTAACCGAATATTTATCTCTTAGAAAAATCACAGAAAAAGTACTAGCATACGCAGGAGTTAAGGCAGATAAAGGTAATATCGTTTTTGAGTATAGAGATTGTAACGGAGATCATGTGAGTAATAAATATAGACCCGCTCGGAAGTTAAGCAAAGATGATTTAAAGATGTGGTTTCAGAAAGATACCAATTGCAACACACTCTACAACATGCAAAAAGTCGATTTGGGGCAACCAGTTGTGATTTGTGAAGGAGAGATAGATTGTCTAAGTCTTATTCAATCAAGCATCAAAAATGCCGTAAGCGTTCCGACAGGGGCTGCAAGTGAGGAATGGATTGATAGTTGTTGGGAATGGTTATCTGAAATTCAAGAGGTTGTCTTGTGGTTTGATAATGACAAGGCTGGAAGAGAAGGTGTAAGAAAAATAGCTACTAGATTGCCTTGCAAGGTTGTTAAAACAGTTCACTCGACCTTAGGGAAAGACATAAATGAGATTCTCTACAAACATGGAGAAAGAGCAGTTGTAGAAGAGTTCCTTAAGGCGAAGGAAGTTGACATTGACGGCATAGTTAAAATGAGTCAGATTGAAGAGTTCAACGTCTACGAGTCCGAAAAGGTTCGCACAGGAATTAATTTACTAGATAAATATATATGGGGTTTTGTTGCAGGGACCTTAAATATTATTACAGGCTACAACGGAAGCGGTAAGAGTACACTTATCAATCAAATGTGCATTGCAGAAAGTATAGCACAGGGGTATAAATGTTTTGCTTTCTCAGGAGAATTGATTGCTAGCAACTTCAAGTATTGGCTCTACAATACAATTGCAAACGAACAAGACTTAATCAAGTGTACGAGTAAGGAGGGCAAAGAATATTACAAAATTAGTGAAATGGCAAAGAAAAATATAACGGAGTGGATTGATAACAAGCTTTATCTGTATGACAAAATAGATTATTCCGCAGATAGCATCTTGGAAATGATGGAATTATTAGCAAAAAGAAAAGGGGTAAGAGTTTTTATCTTAGACAATTTAATGAAAATTGAGTTAGAGAATAGCTTTAAAAATGAATACTTGGCACAGAAAAAGTTTGTAGATCGTCTTAAAAATTTTGCTGTTAGGTACAACGCAGTTATTCACCTAATTGCACATCCTAAAAAACCATCTATGAATGGGGCCAAGATAAATAAATTTGATATCTCAGGAACAGGAGACATTACAAACCTTGCAGATTATGTTATTGCAATACACCGGACAACAAAAGAAGAGCGAGACAACTATGACGCAGAGAAATTAAAAGATAAAGGAGCAACACCGATAGATCCGCGCGATGCATCAATTATGCTTTTTAAAGACAGACCTACAGGTTCCCCTGAAAAGACTACCTGCCTTTACTTTAGTCCAGAACGTAAAAGATTCTATGAACTAGAGAAACAGTTGAGCAAAAATTACGGATATTTATCTACTGGAGCACAAATTGACTTAACAGACGAAGATTTGCCGTTCTAGGATGGAGGGAGATAGATGTATGAATACAAGTTAGTAACCAAGAAAGGTATAAGCTTTTATTTCGTAAAACCATCAAATGTGTATTATCTTTGCAAAAGCAAAGAAGATGCTGAGGTAGTAGTTACAAATGCAGGGCTTAATGCAATAGCTTTAAACGATTGCAACATTGATGACTTCCTAGAAAACATAAAAGCTAGTGGCAATAGCAAAGACTTTACTTACTTGTTAGATAGCACAAAACAAGGTGCTGCAATGAAAAAAGAAATCTTTGAAAAAGCAAAAGAAAGTATGACTTGTGTTTTTTGTAATTCAGAGGATATGAGTACATTTAAAAATATAAGGGAGTGGATGAAGCATGAAAAAGAGAATGAGAAAGAAAGCTGCTAAGAGAAAGACATTAAGGCAACTAGAGAAAGAGATTTTCTTATTAGCTAGAGAGAATAAAAGTAACTTAGAAAGATGCGAAAAAGACCTCACTAAGCTTCACAAAGTTAATAAGGATTTAGCATTAGTAATAAGGGCCCAGGAGGCAGAAAAGGCACTACTGAAAGAAGAGAATCAGAGCTTATGTGCAACGATTAGTGAACAAAAAGACTATATAGAGCACGTAGAAAATGAGAGAGAGAAAATGAGGATTAAAATGCTAGAAGCGGCATCTAATGCAACCAAGTATAATGGCCTTCCTACATTCGTGAAACGTCTTGCAGGTAACTTATAAGGGAAAGGTCGGTGACATATGAAAAGCTTATTAGAAAAAGCAATAGACACGTATGGAGAAGAATCTCAAAAGATTATGGCTATAGAAGAGATGTCTGAGTTAACAAAGGAAATCTGTAAAGACAAAAGAAACCTCTCTTGCAAACTTAAAATAGCAGAAGAAATAGCAGATGTAGAGATTATGCTAGAGCAGTTAAAAATTATTTACAAGGCAGATAAACAAGTACAAGGTTTTAAAAAGAGTAAATTAGAGAGGTTAGAGCAGAGATTAAATACAATAAAATAATTTATACGAGGTGAGAAAATGAAAAAATGTGAGTGTATTGGATGTAGTAGTATAGCAACAAAAAAGGTAAAAGAGATGGAAACAGGAAAGATAGTATCAGTATGTAAAAAACATACCAATACTATCAACCAA